CAGGACTGCGGTCCACTACCCCCGTAAGGTGCGCGTAATGCGCTCTTGACACTTTACCTTCGGTAATTGTTAGCAACGGGAAAGGGTGGACCGTTTTTATTTTTTCCGCCCGTTGTAAAACCATGTATTATGAGTTTATCTAAGAAGAATTCCGAAATTGTTTTATCACCAGCTGAGAAGGCCCTCATATTAGAGGTCCGCCAAGCAAAGGAATGGCAGGATCCCCTGGAGAGCTATATACACCTCCGGGAGCTCCTGACCGACTACACGAATACCGAGTTGAATAACGAGGGCTTTATCACAGAAGAGATGCAGCTCGCTCAAATGATTCTGATCAAGATCCACCATCGGATATTACAGACAGCGCACCCCGTCTGTATCTATCCAGGCGATGAGGAAGTCTTGAGGGTAAACCCATAAATAGTTTTTGTTAACGATTTTCGTTAATCATTTTTAGTTCAGACTGTCCCTGAGCTTTTTGTATTTTTGTCAATGAAATGGGTGGGTTTCCATTCATTTTTTTGAGTTGCCCGGAGTTTTGTCGCTCCGGGTTTTCTTTTTTATATGCGCCACCGCTGGGAGGCGGGCCGCCGCCAGGCGGAGACCGAAGGGCCGAGCCGCCGACCATAGGGGCGGACGGCCTCCGGACGGACGCGGCGCCCTGCCATTCTTTGTCCTACTCCCCTCCTGCCCTTCTCCTCATATTAGTTGTATGAATGCTGAGATCAGTATCAAAGAAGTGTTGGCGCGCATGGAAAGTGATTCCAAACCGTGCCTACTCAAGTTTGTGCGCGCCACCGGCAAAAGGCGCGGATCCATTAAGACGGTAGCCAAAGCGATAAAGGGCGCACCTCGACGGGTGCTCAAAAAACGTACGCGCGGCGGTCGCGGCCTGCATAAAGTGAATTATACACTACCGATCACGGATCTGGAAATGGAGGAGTATCTGACTCCACTGATCTCGCATATCATTCAATACAATCAATTCACTGTAATCCATTGATATGAAACTATTCGCAAAAGAAACAGATCGCGGCACCTTTGTCTTTCAAAAAGGGCTGGGCACCGGACCCCGACAAAAACACATCAATACGGCTATCGCTGATATCGGTGCTGAAACGACCTACAGTGTGGGGGGAGAATCGGTCGATATATTTAGCTGGGGAACGAAAAACGATCTGCCGCAACGGCGTGAAGCCCTGGTGCGATCTAATAATATCGTCGGTGAGCTGATCAAAACGAAGCGCGACATTACAGTCGGGCGCGGGCTGATCGCCTACCGATTAGAATATGTGGATGGAAAACGAAAGCTTGAAGAGGTTGAGATTCCGAAAGAAGCGCAGGAGTTCTTTGATCGCAATTCCATCTATCACTACTTGTTGTCCAGCTGTCAGAACTTATATATGCATGGTCAGTTCTTTCCGGAATTTGTGCGCAATATAAAAAGAGAGAAGATTGTATCCATGCGGAATATGGACTGCAAACATGTGCGTCTAGGCCAGCAAAATGACGATGGTCGTGTGGAGTATATCTATTTCAACAAAAACTGGATCGTAAAGCGAGGGAGCCACAAACGAAAGCCCTCCGATGAGATCCCTACTTACTTTCCCCTCTACGACGCAAAGGTGCCTCAAGAGGATAAGTTTGCGATGCAGATTGGTGAGGAATTGATCTCTGATGATTATTACTACCATCCAATGTGGTGGGGAGGGCGTGACTGGATCGAGACGGCTAATAGTGTCCCTCGGTTTCATAATGCGAACTTCCGGAATGGATATACTATTCGATGGCATGTACAATATCCGAGCGATTACTTCAAGCATCGAACCAGTGCGGATATGACGAAGCAGGCTATACGTAAGGCGAAGGAGACGGAGAGAGAGCGGAAGTCAGACTTTATATCGCGCATGAATGAACTGCTGGCGGGTGTTGAGAATACGGGGCGAGCTGTATATACGAGCTATGAGCTGAATAAGACGATTGCTAAGGAGTATCCGGGGGTGAAGATCACCCCTTTGTCTGCAGACTTGAAAGACGAAGCGCTGCTGAAGCTCTTTGAGAAATCGAACCAGGCGAATATCAGTGCACAGGGGATTCACCCGACTTTGGCGAATATAGAGACTCAAGGAAAGCTGAGCTCAGGCAGTGAGATCAAAAATGCACTGAATATGTACCTGAATATAAAGGTGCCGGTTCCGCGCAAATTGCTACTAGAGCCGATTAACCTGGTGAAGAAAATCAATGGATGGCCCCAAGATATCCACTTTGGTTTTCGAGATATGGAGATTACAAATTTGGATGAGAATCCGACCGGGCGACAATCCATCACCAGTGAGTAATGAGGAGTACAAGGATGGGCTGGCATATGTAGAAGTCGAGCTTCCGGACCACGGATTGCTGCCTAAACTTCGCGAGGGGGCCTCAGCTGTGAATAAGCTGTATCTGAAGCGGCTGATTAAAGATGCTCGAGAGAAAGAGGCGGAACGCGCAGAGGACAAACCCCTGGAGACAGATGAGCCGAAGCTGATGGAGCTGAATGCGAGGCGCAGGAAATTGTATGCGAAGCGATCGAAACTCAGCAATGCCTTCCATAAGATGCGCACGAATAAGCAGCGCAGCCTGAACTCTCAACAGATACAGATCGTACAGCGTGACATCGTAGCCATAGAGGCGCAGATCAATCACTGGAAGTTGACCGGGGAGCGACCACGAGGCCCATTCGAGGATCTGCCGGAGGACCGATGGGAGCTATTTAAGATCAAAGAGAATGCGCGTAAACATATCCCCCGTATGGAGAAGGGGTTGGAAAAACTATACAATCTACCGGCTCACACTCCCGGACGGCTCGAGAAGATTAAGAAAAAAGAAACCAAATTATCGGAATTAAAGCGAATTAAAGCCTATGTCGAAAAGACTCTTAAAAAAGCGAACGTATAGCTGGAAGGAATTTAAGGCCGCCAGTCGCCTGGAGCGCATACATATCCATATGATGCACCCATCCGACTTCTATCTCCACGATAACGAGATGCAGCATCTCGATCGGATGCGGACTGCGTTTAGCGTGTTGAGTAGTTCTCTGTCCCGATTGGAGGCTGTGAAGAAGCTGACAGACCTTATCCCTGAGATTAGTCGCACGTCTATATATACGCTAATCAATGACACAAAAGACGTATTCGGGCGCATGCTGCAGGTCAATAAAGAGTTTGATCGATTCGCCGTCGGGGAGAAATTGCTCGACCTATATCGCATGAATCTGGAAGATGGCGATTATGAAGAGTGCCGGAAGTGCCTGGAAGCTTATGCCAAGTTGCATAAACTTGACCAGGAGGAAGTGGCTGCGCTGGAAAATATCCAGCTACCGGATCTAGTCTTCACCAGTGATCCCTCTGCGCTACCTGGAGTCGAAGATGCCGAAGTCGAGGAGGAATGAGGAATAAGCGACATATCTACTGGAATGATAAGCAGCTGCAGTTCCTTATTGCTAAGCAGCCGACCAAGGTCTTTGTTGGCGGTAGAGGTACCGGGAAGAGTGTAAGTATTGCCGGTAAGACCCATATGCGGATCCGGGAGCTCCCAAAGGCCAAAGGTTTTTTCTCTTCGACTACTTATAAACAGATCCTTCAATCTACCCTGCCGGCTATCGAGAACAAACTTAATGAAATGGGATATATCGATGGCGTGCACTATGTGATCGGGCAAAAGCCGCCAAAGCACTTTGAATCTCCCTATGATAAAGTGAGGGAGTACGATAATGTCATGAGCTTTTGGAATGGCTACACCGTGCTATTCTTATCTATGGACCGAATGGATCTGAGGCGTGGTGGTTCCTTCGATTGTGGCGATGTCGATGAGGCGGCCCTGGTGAAGCAAGAAGCACTGAATAAAGTATTGATGCCATCTATTCGCGGGAATATTACTCGATTTAACTCCCACTTACATCAGCAAGTGTGTCTATACACTTCCATTCCCTGGAAGGCCAGTGGATACTATATCCTGGACTATGAAGAGAAGGCCGCTGCTAATCCAGATATGTACTTCTATCTGGAGGCGGATGTATATGATAATATCCAAATCTTAGGCGATCGAGGTATTGATCGATTAAAGAATGAGTTGACCTATCTGGAATTCCAGGTCGAGTGTCTCAATCAGCGGATCCGGAAAGTGGAGGGCGGCTTCTACTTCCAGTTTGATGAAGATGTTCATAGCTATGAGCCGAGCTATGAATATGGCGATGGGGAGCGAGGCATCACCCTGGTCGGAGCCAATGACTATAAACCCGATGAGCTGATTGACACCAGCTGGGATTTCTCCGGCTGGTTCAACGCTGTAGCTCTATATCAGATGGAAGGATATAGGAGTGCAATCACAGAGCGCATGTTCGATAGCTTCTGGGTTAAGCAAAAGGGCGTGAAGGAGTTAGTCGATAAGTTCTGCGATACTTATATGGAGCATCAATTCAAGTATGTGCGATTATGGGGAGAGCCCCGGGGATTAGACCGCACCGAGTTCGGACAGAATGTATATGAAGAGATCAAGGACCGATTCGAGCGTCACGGATGGCAGGTCGAGATCATGGTCAATACTCGCAAGACTAAAATGCATATCGAGCGATACACCTACATGAATGACATTCTAGAAGAGAAGAACCCCCGCCTTCCCCATCTGCGGATCAATTCGGAAAACTGTAGAGATGTGATCATTGCGCATATGACTACGGATGTGAATCATGACTTTCGAAAAGATAAGAGCTCAGAGCGCGACCGGAAGTTTCCCCAAGAACACGCGCCCCACTTCACCGATCTGAATGATTATTATTTTCTGCAAAAGCACAGCTGGCGCATGGAGGAAGAGCATAGCGGCAGTGGCGGTGACTTCGCTATCCATTAACCCCTTTTCATATAACATCAATTTTTTTTGAATGCGCTGCGCGAAAAAGAGATACTGCGCGCCGACTTACATTTTTATTGGCTGTATTATTATTTGATTATCAGGGAGTAACGGTGTCCCATTCAGGGGTATACGTATTTTAGTACTGTACGACAAAACTGTCCTATCTATTGGATCGTATACACACCTATATTTAGTAAAAATTAAGCTATGGATCTGCTATTTAAAGTCATTAAAAGCTCTCCCGAACCGACGATAGGTGATACGGATTTCTTAGACCATTATCCCGCCCTACAGCAATCAATGGCCTTCCGATCGATTAAGCCGCATATTCGCCAGGTGACAAAAAATCAGATATTAAAATACATTGACCGAACCACATACGATGCCCTGGCGGCGGATTATCAAAATGGTTCTCTAGCTTCAGGGAGCGATGAAGCTGAGCTAGTCGAAAAATTGAAAGATGCGATCGCCTATTACTCTGTATGGGAATTAATGCTTCACAAAAACGTGATCATAAGCGATAAAGGCGTGCAGCAGACCAGCTCTCAGGAGAGTCGGAGTCAGC